ATCCCAACCATAAAGTTTGCTTCTCTTGCTGTCCACTGTCCATATTCATCTATTGATGGTGGCGACATACCTGCATTTACCATTTGTTTTTGTAAATTAAATATCTCTGCTTCACTCATATCAACAAAATCTCTATACTCATCACCTTTAATAAAAGGTGCAATCATAAATTCAGTAGGTTTTTCAGGATTAGCTATATAACCTTCTTGTGTGGTAGTTATACCCCACGCATTACCTGATGTAGAGTAACTATCTGCATTATTTTGTATTTGTTGTGCAGTGGCAAGTTCTGCTTGTTCTTCAATTTCCTTTACTATTTGTGCTGATTGTTCTTTTATTGTTGGTACATTTGTACCATCAATAGTATCCACAAAATCTTTAAATGATGTTGGTTGATTTGTATCTTCACCATATAAATTAATTGTTGTTACAGCGCTACCTCTATCTGTAAGTTCTTTGTCATAAGCAACAATCTCATTACCAACTTTTGTTTCTTCATTTGCTGTAAAATATGTATCTATATCAGTAAATAAATCTTGTAATTCTTTTTCTAAATCTTCTTCTGACAATCCAAAATTTGTAATATTTCTATACCTACTTTCAAACTGTCTAGGCAGTATTTGTAAAAATTCAGGTTTAGTCATTAATTGTTTTAATGAAAAATAACCACTATCTTCTGATGGTATATAGCCTTCTATTGCCATACCTCTTGCACCTGCAGATACAGTAGGTTCACCAAAATCAAAATAGAAAACAGGCATATTAACCATGTTTTCTACATAGCTATATACGCTATTAGCAACAAGTCGCCCTACTTCTTTTTCAGAAACATCTTCTGTTTCTTCTACAACTTCTTCTTCTTCTATTAACTCATCTATAGGGTCACTCATTAACCACTCTCATTCTGACTATTTGTTGGGCTTATTTCATAAAATAAAACTTCATTAGCTAATTGTGGAAAGTTAGTGTCTTTACCTTTAATTATCATATCATCCCAAATTGCTTTCATAATTACTCTTGCATCAATCATTATTTGCGAAGTACCATTTAAAGTTCTTGCTTTTTTCTGACTTCTTTTAGTAACTGATTTTGTTATACCAAACTCATCTACTTCATCATAAGTATAGTAAATTTTACCATCTCTGTTTTCAACTTCTATAGTCAAATCATTAAATGTAAATGTTCCGCCATTAAGTATCACATCTATTAACTCATCACGCTTATCTAAATACTCTTGTACATATTTGTTTTCAGGACTATTTTTTGTTTGCTCAAAATCATTCCATCTTCGCAATTCGTACATTAATTCTGTAGTAGTAACAGCATTAGGTTTGCCTTGAAAGTTAAACATATCAATTTGATATTCATCATTTATTTGATTTTTTAAATCTGATATTTCTTTGTTTTGTTCTGTTGTGGTTTTACCATTATCTCGTATATCTGCTTTACCTTTTTCGTATTCAAATATAGCTTGTGTATGTCGCATAAATGATGCAAACTCTCCTGTAGTTATATTCTGCGCTCTTGTTTCGTAGTAAGCAGGATAAAACAACTCATCTTCTATTTTGTCAGGATAAATGTAATATGCAGTATTAGGTAAATTGTTTTGTCTTAACAACTCTTTGTTTTCATCTTTTTGCCACCATATAAAAGAATTTTCTTTAATAGGTTGTTTACCAACTCTATAACTTCCAGGTTGCTTTAGCGGTATAGGATTGACACCAAATTTAGTTATAAATTCTTGTTGAGTTGTAAAGTGGTCATAACCATTCTTAATTAACATTTCTTGATATTTATTGACTAATGTTTGTACACCCCACCATTGACCATCTTTATCTTCTACTTCTATTCTTGGTTGTACAGCAGTAGGCAATGCAAACTGTGCTGCTGCTCTAAAACCAAATACTGCTCTAGCTTGTTCTGTCGCTCTTTCTACACCTTCTCTTACGCTTTGTGGGTCTGATTGGTCTACAATACCTGCAAGTACATAAGCTGTATATATATCCATAGCAGTAGATGCAAATGTTCTCTGCATATCTTTGTCTGCAATGTTTTCTCCTGATAAAAATAATCTAAACTTTTTTAACCATGCAGGTTGTGCAATGTCTTTAAGTTGTCCTGAACTTTCATACTCACCTAAAAAGAATTTACGAAATGCTTTTGTGCTACCAAACTTGTCTATAAAAAATTTCATAGGTATTTGTACAGCAGGACCGAAACCAGGTGCAAAACCATTTTGTGCAACTAGGTTAAGACCTGCAGCAAATCCAGGTGCAGCAACTCTTACACCTTCATCTTGTAAATCTTCACCAAATACTGTTGTTTGATATGGTGATGTTACAATATCAGGCAACGCATCTCTTAATCCTGACATTTCTGCAACTTTACCTAAACCTTTAAAAGCACCAAATGTTATGACATTAAAAGCATCTACATAATTAAACATTAATTTGCCTGTTCTTGGGTCTTCTGATAGAAAACCATTTTCATCATTCCATGGTGTAGCACCTGCACCATTATCTACAGCTATTCTTGTAGCGTTAAACTTATGTGGATTGTCTACAATTAATCCACCCCATGTTTTAAATACCTCTGCCCATATTTCAGGAAATGGTATGTATTTAGAAAACAAGTCTGATGCTACATGGCGTTGTGAAGTTGAGTAAAACAAATTCTTAACATCTTCCATTGCTTTATGTTTAAGTAATGTTTCTGCTTGTTCTAAGCTAGTTATAGTATTTTCTATTTTTGGTTGTTTAGATGCTTTAAGTAAATCATCCCACATATCTGTACCTTCTATCCAAACTTTTGCACCTTTCATAAACTCTGCTGTAGTTGCATCATCCATATATGCCATAACTTCTACTGCAGTTGTATAAAAAGAACGCCTAAACAATGGGTCACGATTAAGCCAATTAGATGGTTTTGATATTAATGTGTTATAACCTGTTTCTAATAATCTATCATAACTTGCCATACCCTCTGAAAATGCTAAATCATCCATAGCACCTGCAGCAACAATTTCTTCTCCTGCAATTATTGTTCCATCATTATTAATTCTGTTTTTTAAATCAAATCTTCTTGGTATAGTTTGAGGACCTAAATCTGCACCATCTACTTCTTTTGTAAATACTTTTATAAATTCTTCATAAAAATCTTGATTAGCTTTACCTCTTTTTTTTCTGCTAAGTGTGTTAATGTGGCTTTTCCAACGAACCCAATCTTTACCTTCTAAGAAACCACCGCTTTTAATAAATTGAAACAGTTTAGTATTAGCAGTAACAGATAAATCTACTTCAAATTTAGGATATACTTTTTGTTTATTTACCCAATACACTTGACTTGTGTTTTCAGGACTTAGTTCATATCCTGCAATAGGATGTCGCATTTTAGCTGTAGGATTACCAACTGCAATACCTACTCTGTATTCTATACTTTCTAAATAATTTCTTAGTGCTGCATCATCAGTTAAAAATGCTATATCATCTGCATTGTGACTTCTTTCTACAAATTCTTTAATTAAATTTTTACCTGTAGGATTAGTGCGTAAATACTCCATCATGTCATCAATTCCTAGATTTAACAACCTTACTGTTATAGGGTCAGGTGCAAGAAGTTCTCCAATCTCTGTCCACAATCCTTCCCAATAATAAGGATTTATATTGCCATTAGCTAATCTTTTATCTGTTCTAATAAACAAGTTTTCTACTAAATCTTTTCTAGTGCCTATTAAACCCTCTGTAATATTTTGTTCACCCATTGCAGCTCTATATCCCTCATCAGCACTAAACAAACTACCATTAGGCAAACCTCTACCTGCACCTTTGACATCATCTATTGTTAGCGATAAAGCATCAAAATTGTTTTTATACAAAACTTCTAATACTTCTTTTGCTATAACACTGTCATAATTTATTGCAGCAGCACCACCTTTAAGTATTTCTCCATCTTTTGCTTTTTTTCTATAGAGGCTTATAAAACCATCAGATGTCATTACATTGCCATATCCTGCTTGTACAGCAGCTTGTCTGCCTGATTGACCTACATAAATACTTTCTTGAAAAGCATTAATACCCATAAATACTGCATTGTCTATAGCGTTTTCTCCGCTTAATCCTACAGACACATCTAACATCAAAATACCATCATCATCTATGTATGCACCTAATACATGACCATCTTTGCTTAGTAAACCTACAGTTTCATCTGTAAAAAATAAATTGTCTATTTGACTATCTACCCACTCTATTGGTGTCATGTTTACTTTAGCTGCTTTTTCTTGTACTTCAGCAGCAGTTCCTAAAGGAAACTCAAATTCTTTGTATGGAGAAACAAATACCTCTGCATCAGAAGGCACTCTTTTTTTCATGTCTAGGAATTTTGCTGCATCTAAATCAATGCTAAAACCTCCACCCTCTACTAACGCTTCACCCATAGATGCGTACTCTGTTTTATTATCAAATCCAACTACTGTTCCTTTTGCTTTAGCATTTATTTGTTTACTGCCTATAGACAACTTACTTTCTTGTACTGCTTCTCTAACAAATGTTTTTAAACTTTGATTGTTTATTGCAGCGTTAATCATGTAATCAGATACTTGACCTGTATAACTTGTTTCTAACATATAAGATTTAACTAATTTTTCTATCTGTGGGTATTCAATAGCTAAAAAGTTTTTAAGTGTTTTTTCATCTATTAACTCTGCTAATTTTTTGTAGTCATCAGTACCCATGTGACCTGTAAATACAATGTGACCTAAATTGTTGCGTAATTGGAATATCTTATCTTCACGCTTTACATCACCAACAAAGTTTAAATATTTATTAGATACCATAGCTAATCTTTGTAAAGGATGTGACCACGCATTGACATATCCGCCAAATGCCGCTCTAGCTGCTTCTTCAGGTGCAATACGCATAAGTAGTGCTAATCTAAACATCCACGCAGGTTTTAATATTTTATTCTGTGTTTCATCAAGTATTGTATCTAACATTGTTTTTGGTTTTAATGTCAATCGATTTGATGAATAACCTCCAACAAATGCTTTTCTAGGTATTTTTAATCTATCTGCCCATTTCATGTCCGCAGCATTTTCGTTAAATATATTTAAATTATCAAACAATGTAGTAAGTCTTTTTTCTGTAGGTGCAATTAATGTTTGATGCGCTCTTGTAGCTTGTACTATATCTCTTGGGTCTATAAGTTGTGCCATGTAAGATTTAGATGCTTGTGATAATAAGTGCATACTCGGCACTGCTTCAAATATATATTTTTCTACATCATCAGGATTAACTTCTATACCTGTTGCTTTAAAATGTTCTTCGACATCTTTAATAAGTTTTTTGTATCTTTTTTTAATTTGTGTTCCATTAAAAGCTATAGAACCACCTGCAGAGTTTCCAAAAAAATCTCTTAATTCATTCATTTGTGCGTTGTAACTTTCTTGTTGCTTCATTATATCTTCAACATCTATTTTTAAATTAGGGTTGTAATCTGAAACATTTTTAGCTATTGCTTGATTTATTTGATACGCTATTTCTTCTAATTCTTTTTGAGATGTAGCAGTTAAAACTAATCGTGAGTAATAACCTCTTTCTTTTGCACTAGCAAAGGATAGTTTTAACATATCGTTAGCATTTCTTGATGCTGCTTCTAAATCATCTATAACCATCATTGTTTCAGGTCTAAGTTGCATTGCTCTTTTTACATGTCTAGGAAATAATTTAGTTCTAGCTAACTGTGTTCCTGTACCTAGCAATCCTCTAGCAGGGTCGTCTTTAGATAGTAATAAACCTGCAAACTTTCTCATAGGTGCAACATCTGTACTTTTACCTGTCATAAGTTTGTTAGCATAATTAAATAGTTCGCCCATAGCTGTAGGTCTTGCAGGAATGTTATTTAAACCAAAAGCAATGTTTTCTACACTTGCTTCTCTAACTCTGTCTAAGTTTTTACCAACATCATCAGACACATATTTTTTAATTAAATTAAACATGTTGTCAAACTCTTTGCCTGTTAAGTTACCATTCTTAGCAACTATGTCTAATATGTTCCATACATCATCAGCATCATCAACATGTAACAATACTTCTTTTACAGATGCAGGAACATTGTCAAATTCTTTAATGTCATCTAAAAATGCTCTACCTTCATCACCTTTTAATTTTGCAATAGCTTCACCAAACTTTTGACCCCAACCTGTGCTTCTTACATCATCTACTGTTCTACCATAAAAAGCAGCACGATTAAATTTACCTGTTTTTCCAGGTACAAAAGATTTAAACAATGTTGCAGCATTTTTAGATTGTTTATTAGCTTGTACCATAGTTCTCATTGCTGTCTTTACACCTGCACCATACATCAACGCTAAGTTCGTTGGGTCACCTGCAAGTCTAAATACACCATCAATAACACCTGATACAACACTAAATCCTGTAGAACCTGGTTCAAATATCTGTACTGCCGCTATTCGACCTGGCGATATATTTACTTTTGTTCCATCTTTTGCTTCGTATTTAAAAGCATCTTCTCTTTTGTCGTACAACTGTGTAACAGGAAGTCCATAAACTTCTACAGCTCTACTTAATGCCTCTCTTTCACTTCTACCTGCTCTACGCATATCTAAGTACACTTGTGTTTCTTTAGGGTCTAATGACTTAGGTAAAAATCCTGTACCTAAATTTAATGGTTTACCATCTCTAGTTTGTTCTAAAGCTAAACGAAACTCATTCTTTCCATATTTATCTCGTGTCTGTTTAAACACATCCCCTACACCACCGCCATATATGTTATTTAAGTATCTAGCTGTAGAACTACCTTCCTCGCCTTCTGCTTGTGGTCTAAATGTTTCATACAATCCACCTAATGTTGCATTAGCTACAACTCCAGGCAACCATTTGCCTGTTTCTTGTGCAGCTACAACTGCAGATTTAAAACCTCTTGATACATTTTGGAATACAGCATCTAGTCCTAAGAAACCCATTTGTACACCTCTTTTTAAAAAGTTGACATCTGTAACAAGGTTTTCTGTGTTCTTTTTTGCTATAATAGATGCTGCTCTATTTGCTACCTGCAAAGCAATTTCATCTTCTGCAGTAGTTCCGCTTAATGCCATATAAGGTAAAACTTCTTTAGGAATTGTAGGATATGCTTTTGTAATGTTAGCAATATTTTGTACTAAGTCAGGATTTGTTTCTCTTACACCTTTATCAAAAGAACTTGCACGATTATATGTTTCTTGTGCTGCTTGTCTTTTTAAATCATCTAAAGAATAACGCAAAGAATATCTACGCATTATCTAAACCTAGTTTGTGGCTTCTCCTGTACAGGCACAGCATTTTTTTGTTCTATTAACTCTAAAATTACAGGGTCATTAAATCTACTAAATAATCCTTGTAAATAAGCATCTATATCAGTTGCCATAGGACTAGCGCCTATCCTTCCTACGCCAGGTCCTTGTGATATTCCTGCTGTGTTTGGCTCACTTTGAAACCTAGTAGGTTGTCCTAATGATATAGGACTAGCTGTTCTAGTTGCATTTTGTGCAACTTGCTCTCCTGCTACTGTAGGTAGTTCATAATTAAGCGCATCTTCTTGGTCGTTTATTATTTGTGATTGTCCTGTTGGGTCGCCTTTTTGTCTTGGTATATATAAATCTTGAAACGCAGGGTCAGGTTTTCCATCAGTTACTTGTTTTAATGCTTTTGGTTTTCTAACCATAATATCCCTCATCATTAAAGAAGTCATCAAGACCTCCTAAAAAATCTCTTAGTTTCTCGTTTTCTGCAGCATCTTCAATAGTAAAATCTACACGAATAAATACTTTAGGATGTGGTGTAGGCATCCAATACTGCATAATTGGAGGTGTAAAACTATCATCTATTTTTGGTTGTTCTTCTATATTGTCTAAATCCCAATCTTCTGAATTAATGATGTCATAAAACTTAACATTAGTTTCACGCATTTTGTCTGATGGTTCAGGCATTATTGTCCTCCCTGTTGTGCTACTTGTGATAACACTTGTGCTAATCCAGGTGGCGGTCCTTGCGGTACAGCACCTGCTTGTTGCGCTTGTGCATTTAGTAAAGCTAGTTCTTCTTCACTAGGTTCTTCACCTTCTGCAGTATAGTATTTGTCTAATATTTCAGACATTCTCTGCGGATTTTTTCTTATCTCTATAGCAGCAACTAATGCTTTTTGGTCGCCTTGTGCTGCCTGTGCCATAAGAGTTTCAAACAATACAGTTTCGGCTCTTTCTTTATTAACACGATTTTGTATCTTTGTTATGTTTTCTAATCCATCCATATTTTCTTGCAATGTCTGCTTGTCAATAATTCCCTGTTGGTAAAGTTGTAAACCTGTAATAATTTTTTGTGGCTCATCAAATCCTGCCATAACACCATACACTCTGCGTGTTGTATACACTTCAGATATATCAGAGTTAGGTGTGTAGTTTTCTTTGTAAGATGTTCCTTTGTGAAATCCTGCTAAAGGTTTTCTTGTACTTCCAAACATTGCTTCATCATATTCAAGTCTTTTAGCATCTAATTCTTCTAAAGCATCACCTAATACAGTTTGATATTCTCTTACATGCAGTGATGCAGATTGACCTAGTTCTTCTAATCCTCTACCTGTAACAAAAGCATTAGGCGATTGTCCATCATCAGATACAGGATAAGCTGCACCAAGTCTAAGGTGTCTTTCTAATCTATCTACTTGTTGAAATAATTGATAAGGTAAATTGTTTACAGGTTTTGATACTTGTGAACCAGGTGTCAAATAGTTAACTGCAAATCTACCTTTACGATACTTACCGCTTTCTATTTCACCAACAATATTTGTTTCTGTAAATACTGCATCTTCCATAGCAATAGTTCCAAGTATGTTAATCTTTGCCATATTTGCCATAAGACCTGTAATGTGTTGGAATTGTGATTGCATTTGGTCAAATGAATATCTTTTTGCAACAACAAAACAAGGACCTGATTTGAGTATGTTTGGCATAAAATCTATTATTTTTTTATTTTCAGGCAAGAAAATGTATGTACCTTCTTTATCTCTATATTCAACAACTACTTTTCCATGTCCTGTTGAGTTAGCCCAACTACCTGCTCTATCTGTGCTATCTAGTAAAGCAGAATATGGATTTTGAAAACCATTGTCATTTTCTTCTTGTGCAAATATATATTGTTTTGCTTCAGGATATTGTTCAGCTAATACAGTGTGTGGTACACGACTAATTATTGCTAATTCTTTAGGTTGTTGGTCATTGCCGAAAATTCCAGGGTAACAAGTAAATGGGTCACGAAGTTCTGCATAAGGATATGGATTTCCATCTTTATCTCTTTTGTGTCCTATTGTCCAAGCAACAAAACCATATCCAGGTAGCCATCTACCAACTTGTGGTAATTGTTTATGTAGCTTTTGATATTTGTCATAGCTTACAACTATTCGTTCTAATTTTTCAGATTTTTTTCTTGCTCGTTCACTATCTTTTTCATTGATTATATCTACTTTTATGTCAGGGCTTCTGCCTAACTTTTGTGCAAATCTTTCTAGCGCTGTTAAAAATAAATTAGGTGCAGGAAGTTCGTGGTATTCTACATTTACTTGATTACCAAGCAATGCTTTTACTGCTGCTTCTCCACCATTCATAATGTCACGAATACGACTTCTATCAATCATTTGGTCTTGATTAATTACTCTAAGGTAATCTATTTGGTCGTACAACTGTTCGCTATTTAAAGGCATCTATCTCCAATTATCATAATCTATATTACTAGGATTATAGTCAGAAAAACTAGGATTGTAGTCATATCCTAGTTCTGCAAATCGTTCTTTTTGCATACGCCTAATTGCTCTCATTGGAAACCAACTAGCCATAACAATGTCTGTTTTAGTTCCCACACTTTTGCTTTTGTTTCTAGCAGAACTAAAATACACTAACTGACTTGTATATAAGTTTATCTTTTCTTGTGCTTCAAATCCACTATAAGGTAAATTAATTAGTTTATCAGCAAACATTGGTCGCATAGCTGTTACACCAAACAATGGGTCAAACTTTTGATTTCGTGTTTCGTGTCCTTCTAAAAATACGCCATGCCTATTAGCAAAATCTTTTATAGATACATCTTGTCGTATAGCTTTTTGAAAACCATTTTCTTCTATAACCCAATGACTACAGTTGTACTCTGTCCACCATTTTTTAATTATCTCTAATGCTTGTGGTATTCCACCACCTAAATTGTTTTCTATATCTATTAAAAACAAAGTACCTGTTTCAGTATTGTAACCCCATAACACTGCAGCTTGATAACCTGTAGATGCAGGGTCAAGTCCTGCTATAAGTCTTACATTGATTGGTATGTCACCTATCGCTCTACTTTGGTCACGACATTGTTCTATTTCTTCACGCTCAAACAAAGCAAGTCCATCAGGCATAGCTACATTAAGATATACCATTTCGTATATTGCTCTACCTCCAGTAGTTTCTGCTGCTCGTTTTCTGTCCATTAACCATTTGTAAGTACGCTTACCTGTCCACAACATACACTCTGTATGTGCTTCTTCATCCCAATCTGCAATGTTGCATGATGTGTCATGTGCTTCTTCGACTAATGTTTTCCAACTTTCGTTATCTAACAAATGAGAATACAGGTCATCATAATGTTGCCTAGAACCAATTACGATTATTGCTGTATGTTCCTCTTTACGACTTGACAATGTTGTAGTCCACCAGTTTCTAGTGTTTTCTCTTGAAGCAGGTTGCATAGTTGATGAGTGGTCCTCCAAGTCATCTCCGATAATGATGTCACAATCTCTTGATAAGATTTTTCCTCCACGACCAATACCAACCATGGTAGGTGACTTAATACCAGTAACAGTACGAGTGCCAACAGTAAACCCATTCTGCGACCACGCTTTTCCAGTTCGTGATGTTGGCTTAAAAGTTTTTCCAGGAGGACAGAGTTCTTCAATTAATTTCTCATTATTCTCTAGTTGGTCAATTACAGAAGATACTGCATTCTTAGCAATTTCTTCATTACCTCCTACCCACAAAATTCTAACATTAGGATTTTGCACAATCAACCATACTGCAAAATGTATAAGCAAATCTGTTTTGCCATGTCTAGGTGGTGACAATATCATCTGTTGGTCACCATGTTCTATAGCTTCTAAAATAGATTTTATCCACCTAATGTGAAATTCAGGTGTTTCGTATGGGTCGCCTGTTTCTGTTTGAAAATATCTATCTCTAAATTGTTTAAAGTCTTTTAATGATTTTTCTGCTTTAGCAGGTATAGTCCAATTCTCTGCTTTAGACTTTGTTTCCATATCTTCTACCCATGCAGCGTATGCGTAACTAAGTGCAGCTTTTGTACAACCTAGTAACTCTGCTGCATCTTGTTTAAGCATGTCACCTTTTAAAATTAAAGGTCCTAGATTTTTTTCTACTAACTGTTCGTAAACTTTGCCTCTGCGTTTTTGTACATTACCTTCTGCTACAGGTTTGCCATCATGGTCAATTTCATAAACAGCACCTTTTTGTTTAGCGTGATATACAGCGTTGTGATAGCTTTTAGAACAAGTAGATGAACAAAATTTTTTCTTAGGTGGTCGTAATATATTATGACATCCTTTAGCGAAACATAATTTAGTTTTTGTCATATTTTTTGCATTTCTTATTTTTGCACTTTAATTTAAGTTTAACCACCTGCAAATATTCCTGACAAACAGGACAGGCTATATTCAACTATTTCTTTTTTCGTTTAGGTAATTTTTTAATTTTGCCATTGTGTGTTCTTGCAAACCTATGTGTCTTAGTTTCCATACTAGGTATGAGTGTTCCACTATAAGTTTTGCCTCCCCACTTCCAACTTACTTTTCTACCTGCCATTATTTACCTACTTTCTTCTGAGCATTTTTATGTGCTTTAGTAAAAGTACTACCTCTTTTTATAGAGTTTGTCATATATTGTATATGTTTTTTTGTATGGTGCTTAGAATGTTTTTTCATAGCATTCTGTTGACTTTTAGTTAACTTAGATACATCAACACCTTTTACTTTTACCATGCTTTACAACTCCAATACCTAGCTGTAGTTTTGTCTGTTGCAGTATCACATTTGTGTCTAGCACGAAAGGATGCTCTTGCTTCTTTGTTACCTTTTCTGATTTTCATGTTAGGGTCGCCAAACATTACTTTTTTAACTTTGTCGCCATCCTTAACATAAACCATAGATTTTTTACGACCATAACCAGGTTCACCTTTTTTAATTGCACGAGGCGAATTTAAAGTTACAGATTTACCTTGGTATGTAGCCATTAGTAACCCATTGATTTACTCTTGCGTTTGCTAGAGTATCTTTTCTTTTTACCTTTTTTGCTCATTGGCATTTTAACTCCTGTGGTTGCTTCTTATCACTATAACACAAAACTCCACCGAAGTGGAGTTCTGTTCGTACAGCATGTCCAATACTGTTTGCGAGTATAAAGGCAGTTGTGTCCTCAATTAAAGGTCCTCGCACCTTCACTACTCTGTGAAAGAAAAAGAAAAAATAAATTTACTTTCAGCAATCACATAATCACAAGTGCTATATGATGAAAAGCAATTTCTTTCTTTTCTAATCGCATATCCTCATACACGATACTTTTAGACTTTCTAAAAGCATATTTATTATAACAGAATGTAGGTGTAAAAAAAATTTTTTTTGATAATACTAATGGGTGTAGCAGTTGCCTGTCACACCCATTTCGTATACACAATAGAAAGGGCTAAACATGTCCTTGAAAGGAAAATGAATATTCCTAACATCCACTATAACATACCTGTAAAATAAGATAGGGATTTTTTTACTTAGATTTCCTCCTTTACTTTGTAAGGAAATCCCCACATAAAATAATTTTATGGTATAGTAGAAAAACAAACATGATAGATTTCAGGCACTAGAAAAGATTTATCAGATAAGAACTTCAATAAAGTGGACTTGCCTGACCATAGTAACTAGCGTTAGAGGCTATTACTTCATATATTTACAATAAGTCATAAACAGATTTGTTATCGGTTGGGAGGGATGACACAGGGTTAGTTG